GCATTTTAAACAAGTCAAAGGGTTTTCATATAGACAAAGTATTATTTGTTGCAGGAAACGACATTTTGCACACCGATAACACCAGAAGGACAACGACAGCAGGAACACCACAAGACAGCGACGGAATGTGGTACGACAATTTTATAATGGCTAAAAATCTTTACATTGAGCTTTTAGAAAAATTAGTTAGTTTTGCAGACGTCGAAGTTGTTTACAATCCTTCAAATCACGATCTAACACACGGCTTTTTTTTAATGCAGTTGATCGAAGCGCACTTCAGTAAAAGCACAATTATTTTTAATGTAGATTTAAAACACCGTAAGGCCTTTAAATACGGAAATAACTTGATAGGCACCACGCACGGAGACGGAGCAAAAACAGAACATTTGCCTTTACTATTAGCAACTGAATTTCCTGTATTATGGAGTGAGACAAAACACCGTTATATTTATTCGCACCATGTTCACCATAAAACAAGTAAAGATATGATCGGTTGCACGTTCGAAACTTTGCGCAGCCCTTCCGGGAGTGATAGTTGGCACCACAAAAACGGTTATACTGGAGTTCCAAAGGCGGTAGAAGGTTACATTCACCATAAAGAATTTGGTCAAATTGCTAGGTTGACACATATTTTTTAATTATATTTGTCGTTCATAGTTAGTTTTAAAGGCGATCATTAGTTTGATCGCTTTTTTTTTGTCACAAATTTTGACAATAAACGGGACGGATCCGATTATTTCAAGGAAAGCGCGCAAAAAACTTGTCATTTTGATAAAGGATAACGGGCAAAAATTACCACGTTAATTAAATAGAAATGTTTTAAAATGATCCTTTCAATTTGTCACGTTTTTTAAACAATAAACTTGACATTTTGCAGGTTATAACCTTAATAACACCAAAGTTTTTAAGGGTTTTACCTGTGTAATAATACATTATTAAGTAAAATTTACCTTTATTATATGTTTTACCTTTAAATAAGGGTGCAATTTGCCCTTGTTCTTATTTAAAATTAATATAAATCACACTTTTTTTTATTTAAAAAAACCTAATAAACATAAGGGTTTTAAAAAAAATTTAAAAATAATTTAAAAATAAATGTTATTAATTGTGGTAGTTATCAAAAAAGTCCGTAGATTTGCATATAATTATTAACGAAAACAAAAAAAACTACTATGAAAACACAAATTGAATTACTACAGGAAAACATTAAAAGATTAGAAAATCAAATTTCAATGTCGTTTACTTTTCAAAAAGGTTACATTGAAAACTGCAAAAATGCGATTGAAAGTTACAAAAAACAAATTGAAAAATTAAGCAAATAAAAAAACAAGGGGTGCGACTTGGTAACGCACACTAATTTAAAAACTATGAAAAAACGAAACGAAATTTTAGACTTCCTGGAGACTCAGCAGCAGGAAAACAATTTAACTGCAAATCAACTACACTTGATTATTCAGACGTTGACTACATTTTTAGAAGACGATCAATTACAGGAGGTAGAAAATTTATTTAACATTTTTAAAAAATAAAAGTTATGTATAAAATTATTTCAATAAGCAAATACGGCATAGAAGAAATTGACAGTGCAGAAACAATGACTGAAGCACTTTATTTATTAAAAGAATATCGTTTGGCATTTGACAGCGATTTCCAGATAAAAATAAAAAAACAAAACTAACCAATTTAAAAACTAGGAACTATGAATATGAGTTATTGCAGATTTCAAAACACATTAAGCGATTTAAAAGATTGTTATTACAATTTACCAGAGGGCGAATTATCACACGCAGAAGCCACAGCCTTTGCGCAATTAGTTATGCTATCTAAAGACATTGCAGAAAGATTTAGTGAATATGACTATAACGAGCTAAAAGATTTAGCTATAGAAAATTATAACCATGAACAATAAACAATTTAAAAAAACAAACACCATGAAAGACTACAGGATAGAATACCAAGACAAAGACCAAAACGAACTTTTTTTATCAATCGTAACGGCGGTTGATCTGGAGGACGCGACTAATTTTGCGAACAAATTAATGGCTTCAACAAAATTAAATGATTTATTCACTTTTGTAATAACTGAACTATGAAAAATTTAATCAACTACTTTACACCAACGACTGAGGAACACAAATCTTTTTTAAAGCACTTTTTAAGCACTCTAACAGCTTTTATCGTGTTGGGTGGTATGTTCTATTGTTTAATGTATTTAAAAGCGCTGTAAAATGGAAAATAGAAATTTAGAATTATGGAACAGGGGTTGGGAATTAACCTACGAATTTTTAGGTTGGCAATACTCAATGGCGGGGACTTGGGAATTTAACGATTACGACGAAGTCAGCGAGTTTGCATTTATTGAATTAGATGTTGCAGTTAGTCAAAAATGGATAATTGAAACGGACGACCATTTACAACCGCATATTTTAGGGGTTCGTCTTTTAGAAGATTTACGTTTAGAAATGCAGGAAATAATAAACAGCGATTTAGAAAATTACAATTTCTGGGAATGGAAAACGAGTAACGACGAAAGTAATTATAATTTTTACTACGAACTATGAAAGCAGGAACAATTTACGATCAATTAGACTGGTGGCAAAGACAGTGGCGCGGATCATTCGACTTACACCTTTATTTAGAAGTTTGCAGAATTAAAAAAAACGAGAACCAAAAACAAAAAACTATGAAAAGATTTAAAGCAACGTTTAAAACTTGGGCTTATGTTGGGGCACCTGTAAAGTTAGAAACACGAATTGTTGAGGCATACGACACCCAGCACGTTAAAAACTTGATCCAAAAAAATGACGATATTATCGTTGAAATTAAACAAATAGAAAAATGATAGAACTAATAAAAAAAATAATAGAACAAGACGGACTTGCACAGAAAAACCGTAAAGCTGAAATAGTACACAGGAGAATTTATTTATTTAGAATGCTTCGCGAAGACGGTTACACACTAAAAAGAATTGGGGCCCTGTTTAATATGAACCACGCAACAATATTACACGGTTTAAGGAACTACCAAAACTTAACAGACGTAAACGACAAAATTTTTAAACATGACATTGAGTATTATAAACTCCTTCTAAGTTTGGAGCGCCCGGAACTTGATCTATTGAAAGAAATTAAAGAAGCAAAAAATTTAGTTGACTTGCGTAAAATTCAACGACGAATTAAAAACAACTTTTACTAATGGCTGAGGATAAAAAAAGTTTTTTATTGTATTGTGATGTTTTACACACAGTAGAAAAATTAAGCGATCAACAAGCAGGTAAATTGTTTAAACACATTTTAAATTATGTAAATGATTTAAGCCCGGTATGTGAAGACTTAATAACAGAAATAGCATTCGAACCGATTAAGCAAAGTTTAAAGCGCGACTTAATTAAATGGGACGAAAAAATACAAAAACGCAGTGACGCCGGGAAGGCGGGAGCTAACAAACGTTGGCAAAATATAGCAAACGATAGCAAACGCATAAAACCGATAGCAAAAATGGCTGTTAGTGTTAGTGTTAGTGATAGTGTAATAAATACATATAGACGCTTCGCGCATTTATCAATTACAAACGATGAAATAAAAAAGCTATTAGAAAAAAATACACAGGAACAAATTGACAATGTTTTAAACGATATTGAAAATTACAAGGGAAATACTAAATATAAAAGTTTATACTTGACAGCTTGTAAATGGCTGCAGAAAAACGAACCGACTTCTGAAGGTATTTCACCGGAGGAATTAAAAGCAAAAAAATATGGATATCTTAAATAACGGTTCAGCGCTAGAATATTTATTAAACTACAGGGACGGAAAAATTAAACACGGTTTAGAACTTGGAAATGGACTTGATGACTATTTAAAATTTAAACGTAAACAAGTAAACATAATTTTAGGACACGACAACGTTGGTAAAACATATTTTATAAACTGGTATTTTTTAGCACTTGCTTTAAAACATAAACTGAAGTTTATTATCTGGAGCGGGGAGAACCAGCACGGGCAAATTTTAAGGGACTTAATACAAATGTACTCCGGAATTCATTTTAAAAAATTAACACACGAAGAAATAAGGAATTACAGCGCGTATTTAGAACAATACTTTACATTTGTAAAAAACGACAGGTTATATAAACACGAAGAATTATTTAAAATCTTCAAGGACAGCGAAGCAGACGTTGCGCTTATTGATCCATTTACAGGCCTTGACAGGAATATGACTTACGAAGGAAATTATAATTTCATGAATGCAGCACGTCAATTTGTAAATCAAACAGGAATGACGATTTATATAAATACGCACCCAAACACAGAAAGCGGAAGGAATTCTAATATTTATTCTGAAGGAGATTTTAAAGGACACTTAAAAGCACCCTTAAAAGATCACGTTGAAGGGGGTAAGGCCTTTACAAATCGTTGTGATGATATGATTGTTATTCACAGACTAATAAAACATGATGTTATGAAATATGTTACTTGGGTAAGCACTGAAAAAATAAAAGACATAGACACAGGCGGCAAACATACCGGGCTTAACGATCCTGTTTATTTAGAATATAATTACGGTTTAGGCTTTAAAGTTTATGGAAAAGACGTAATTTCGGAGTATAGGCCTGTAAATAATATAAATTTAAAATCTTTTTAAAATGGAACTTGACTTACTCAGCAGCAGAATAAATTTAAATCACACCTGTTTAAAACTACAAGTTAGCATAGACGATATAAACAAGAAGCACCCGAATAGAACAGACTTAATAACTTCAATGGAGCAATCGTTACATGAAATTAAAAAAGCAATGTTAGTTTATCAAACCCTGGAAAAAGAATTTAGATCAACCAGACAAATAAACTTCGATCTGCAGCACATAAATTTAGAGTTGAAACAGGAAATACTAAACTTTAAAAGACAAATTGAATTAAACAATATGGAACTTTGAAAACACGAACTAAAAAATGTTTTAACTGTAAAGAAGAATTTACACCATTCAACACGCTGCAAAAGTTTTGTTTAAAAAACGAATGTATAAAAGAAATGATCCAGATACAAAAATTAAAGGAGTGGAATAAGAAAAAAAAGAAATTAGTTGAAGATTTAAAAACAGCAAACGACTATCTAAAAATTGCTCAGCAAGTGTTTAATAAATTTATTCGACAACGTGACACTGGACTAAATTGCATTAGCTGTAATAAACCGCCTAAAAAAGAAAATGCAGGGCATTATTATTCGCAGGGCGGACATTCAGCGGTTCGTTTCAATGAAGATAACGTTCACCTTCAGTGCGAAGCTTGCAACACTTATCTTAGCGGCAACCTGTTAAATTACCAGATAGGAATAAAAGAACGAATTGGATCCCAAAGATTAATGAATTTACAGGCAATCGCACATGAAACAAAGAAGTGGAGCAAAGACGAATTAAGGGACTTAATACAGGTATATAAACAGAAATTAAAGTAATTAAAATTAAATTGTTGATATCTTTTTAAATTTAATTTATATCTAACTATAAATAAAAACTATATTTGCATATATTAATTAACTATTTAAAACAAAAAACTATGAGAAAATTTGAAAAGTACACAGAAAATTTACAAATTGTACATGAAGCAGGAACGGACTTCATTAAAAGTTACAGCACGCTAGTTGCTAAAATTAATTACGACGAAAGAACTGCAGAAGTTGCGGAGTGGTATTCAACGACAACAACAAAGCATATTAATTACGCTTGTAAAAAATTAGGTTTAACAGTTATAAATTCTTTTAAATAAAAAAAATAAGGGGCGCGACTTATCAACGCGCATTTTAACTAACTTAAAAAATACACTATGAAAAAATTATTTAAATCACTTGCAGACTTCCAACAGGAGGTACCAGTAATTCACAAAGCAACACAAGGTTACGGCTATACTTACGCCGATCTTCCAAAAATTTTAGAGGTGATCAACCCACTACTAAAAAAACACGGTTTAGGGTTTACACAATTACTCAATTCAAAAGAAGGTCAAAACTATTTATCAACTATTTTATTTCACGTTGAAAGCGGTGAAAGCATGGAAAGTAATACATTGATCCCACAGGTAGAATTAAAGCAAATGAATTTATACCAATCTTTCGGGAGCGGTTGCACTTATTTCCGTCGTTACTGTTTGAGTTCGATTTTGGGCATTGTGACGGATAAAGACACAGACGCCGGCGGCGAACAGGTAAAACACGAACCTAAAAAATTAACGCTAACAAACGAGCGGTTTCAAAATGCAGTTGACGCAATTAGTAAGGGTGAATTTACTACTCAACAATTAATTGATCTTTATGCTTTGACACCTGCACAATTAAAAAGTATTAACCAATAAAACAAATATAAAATGTTTAACATGACTTCAGCACCAATGGCGAATAATAGTAACCAAGTGCAAAACCAAAAGGAGGTGAACAAAGTTTACCAGACCAGTAATTTATCAATCTTTAAAAACATTGACGGCAACAGGGTTCCGAATTTACAACACGTTAAAAGACTTGCAGAAAGTATAAATCTTTATGGAATGAAATGCAACCCTATTTTAGTTAACGAACAAATGCAAGTGATAGACGGCCAGCACCGATTAATGGCCGCTAAAGAATGTGGATCATCTGTTTATTATATAATAGTAAAAGGTTATACACTCTATGAGGTTCACACGTTAAATCTTAATCAAAAAAACTGGACTAAAAAGGATTTTATGGAAGGTTACGCAAATCTTAAAATTAAAGACTATATAATGATCAAAACTTTCTCAGAAAAAAATGATGATTTTGGATTGAATGATTGTATTGCTTTATGCTCAAATAATTCTGTTAACAGCGGAACCACGAACAACGGTAAAAAACCATTTGAAGAAGGAACTTGGAAATGTAAAAATTTAGAAGTTGCGCAGGAATGGGCTAATAAAATACGAATGATTAAGCCTTATTATTCTGGTTATAATAGATCAAATTTTATCGGATCTTTGACCGTTTTATTTAGAAATGAATTATTTGATTTTAACGAGTTCATGCACAAAATAAGACTCCAGCCAACAGCACTTGTTGATTGCGCTAATAGGGATCAATACAGAACATTAATCGAAGACATTTATAATTACAAGAGTAGAAACAAAATAAGTCTTAGATACTAATGAAAATACGTTGTTCAGCGTTGGGGCGGTTAATGACAGCCCCGCGCACTAAAACCGAGACATTAAGTAAGACAGCTAAAAGTTACATTCAAGAACTAATCTTGGAACACAAATACGGCATTAAAAAAGAGTTTAGTTCACGTTACACAGATAAGGGTTTACAATGTGAGGAC